AAAACAAACAAAAAAGAAAACAAAAAAACAAATAAAAAGGAAAACAAATAAAAAGGAAAACAAATAAAAAGGAAAACAAATAAAAAGGAAAACAAATAAAAAGGAAAACAAATGATGTATTCAAATATGTAAATAAATCATTTTTTGAAGAATTGATCAAGTTCTGGAATAGTTCCTTCATCGAACTTATGTGGGGGATTTATAGTTGTAATATGTATGGTATATTTTTCTTTATGTATATCCTCTTTATAATTTTTAATTCGCAAAACATAGGATAAATGAACATTAAAGTCATTTATTTTGCAAATAATAATATTTAGAAATAACCCTGTATAGCTTGTTACAAAATAGGTAATACAAATAGACTTGTGTGTGGTAAGTAACCCGGACATACATTGAATGAGTCGAAATTTGATATCTTGATATTGTATTTTTTTAACTTGTTTTGTTACTTGTAAACACTTTTTAGATAATCCTTCTAATTCGTAATTTGAAAAGGGAGGTTCCAGCGAAGGTTGTTTGTTTAATAAAAAAACATATTTCAAAAGATAATGGCACACACAATCGGCCATTCTTCGAATAGGTGATGTAAAATGACAATATTCAGGAGAACCCACTAAATCGTGTGATAAATTAGAAGAAATATAATCTGCTTGGATGCCATTAATAATAATTTCGTTCAATAAGTTTTCGCCAGATATTTCTGTAGATACAGTATTTAACCACTCTTTTGCGATACAAGTACGAAAAATACCTCGTCCGTTCATGTGTAGTTTTAAATACTCTCCTACAAATGTGTTTGCAAATATAGCAAATTCTGCAATCATTTGTTTCATTTTCTTTTCTATCGGATGATCTGTATGTAGTTCTGGATAGATATTACCAAATTGTATAGTGGATTGATTTAGTTCGCTTAGTTTTACACCAAGCGTTTCGCCTCTTCTTTTTTCCTGTAATGCATTACTAATGTTTAAACCATTGGATAATATGTCTAACGAACTATGTGCTGCTTTATGATAAGTCATCGCATTCTCTTTACATACTCGTATTTTTGAAAAGCATAATTTAATTTTTTTTTTCGGTAAATAGGTTTGTGTATCAATTTCGGTATACACAGTAATTGCGTTTTTCTCTTTTCCATACTCATTTTCCATTAAACTCGATTTTTGTACAATAAATTCGGGCATTAAATGGATTGGTGGATTTCCAAGAGGATACTTTGTAACAGCTCTATCTATTATATTGCTCCACAACAAAGAGTCTATATTAATATGTTCCGTTGGATCTGCAATATGTATTGCCAATATTAATTCGCCATTTTCATTATATATACTAAATGCATCATCTGCATCCTCGCAACCATCGGGGTCTACAGAATAACAGGGTATGTGTGTAAAATCGGTTCGTTCTTTATTAGAAATACTATAGGTATGAGGAAGTATATTATTTTCGATTAATACAGTATCTTGGTTATTATTGCGTGTTTTTCCATATAATGGTTCAATATACTTATTGTAAGAATCTTGATAAAGTAGTTCCATTATACATTGACACCCCAAACTTCTTTATTATATTTTTTTCCAGACTATTTTTTCAATAATAGTAGTAGGTAAAATAGGTTTTAACATATTCATTAATACTTCAACATAACTGGACGCATTTATAATTTGTATTTCTTGTAAGGTATCATATTGTTCAATTAAAATATCCAACACTCCTTTTGCTACATTTAATTCAATCATATGTTTCCAACCAAAATCTTTACCGTCAAACACATAGATCCATTTTGCGTCTCCTTTTTCAACCAATATTTCGCGTATATGGTGAGTAATTCCTTTTACATCGTTATAATGAGTTGCTTGTGCTGGACAAGAGTAATAAATGTGTATCTCCTGTTGCGTGGCTAATTTATAAAAGGAATGCGCATTCGGGTCTTTGCAACAAATTATACACATACTATGATATATGATTATTTTTCCAAATCCATAAATTCACTTAAATCATTTTCTAAATTTTCTTTCAATTCTTCTGTAAAATCCGCGTCTTTTTTTCGCGGACGGGTTACTTCTATTTCTTGAATCAATTTATTATATTTATTGATTTGGCTGTTTATTAAGTCCTTCTTTTTTTTTACACTAAACTTATTAATAATAAATCTCCACGCACAATGTAGTATATATATAATTAAGACTGATATAAGTATATTTGACACAAGATATCCTACAAATCCCATTATAATTATGGTAGAAAATGGATTCAGGATTCAAACTAACATAATAAAATAGTAAACAGCTTAAATACAATATACTGTATTCAGTAAATGACAGAAGTTGTTGTGGTTGAGAAAAATGGAAGTTTAAAATCGGTAAAGGTGAAATCTTTTAAAGAAAGCGAATTTTATAAGATTGCTGGGTTTAAACATAACAAAACAGAGGATTTCAAGTTGCACACTACTTGGATGATCGAGGGTAATAATACATCAACACATATTCTTGTCTATGGTAAGGATACAGGTCGCGCTAACAGTGAAAACAAGTATGAGTTTCCTCCTCCTATTGACGAGACCCTATTTTTTGGAAATGTTTTACTAATTCACAAGAAAGAGTCTCAGTATTTGCCTCTTTCTGTTGAAAACTGGAAAAAGGCATATGAACATTTATTTGGTGGATTTGAGGATTTGAATGACTCCAAAGATGACGACGATGAAGCCGACGACGAGGATGAAGATGCACCAAGAACTGCTGAAGGATATGTTCAAGACGGATTTGTAGTTGACGACGACGACATTGATGACGAAGAAGACGAAACCGAAGCTGAAGAGGACGACCTCGATGACGAAGGCGACGACCTCGATGACGAAGGGGATGACCTCGATGACGAAGGCGACGACATTGTTGAACGAACTCCTATAAAACTTCCTAAAACCCCAAAGACACCAAGACGATCAACCAGAATAAAGAACAAACCTACAGAACCTATATTTACATTTACTTCTTCAGAGTGCGAAAATGAGTTTGATTATACAAGTGAACTGGAAGAGGAAGAGTATGTTGTATAAAAAATTGATTTAAATATAATCTTGTCTTATATTTAAACAATGATGAAAATTACAAATCCCACCCAGTTCCGTGAGAATATTCAGTCGAAGATCAGGACGTTTGGTATAGATGAGATTACAAGTATTAATCTAGAAAAAGGTATGTTCAATTTTGCTATTAAAGAATCTGATAAAAATAAGATTATTAAAAAATGGGAAAATCCTCAATTTGTGCAAATATACAAGGATCGTTTTTATTCTATGTATACGAACTTAAAAAATAAGGAATTGCTTGATAAAATTACATCAAACGAACTGAATCCTCAAACCGTTGCATTTATGACGCACCAAGAAATGAATCCATCTCATTGGAAAATATTGCTTGATAAGAAAATGAAGAGAGATAGTCATAAATTTGATAAAAAGGTGCAGGCTTCTACGGATATGTTTACCTGTAGAAAATGTAAATCCAAAAATTGTACATTTTATGAGCTTCAAACAAGAAGTGCAGATGAACCTGCCACTATCTTTGTTACCTGTATAGATTGTGGAAAAAATTGGAGATCATAAAAAGGCATTCGGCACAATAACATATTTATTGAAAACTTATTGAAATGGTTTTTTACACATTTGATGAAAACTTATTGAAATGGTTTTTTTACACATTTTGATGAAAAATGTTTTCTTGTAGTATTGTATATAAACTACATGAAAACACGTAACACACAGAAGCGAACGTTTAGGAGACGGCGTTCAAGAAGAACCAAAAGAAAACGGAAGGGGGCTGTGCAGACCACCAAGAAGCAGCGCGGAGGCGACGAGGGTGACATATTATTAATCGATGCGTCGTTTAGAGGGGACCTGGTGAAGGTGCGCGAGCTGATAAAGGCAGGCGCTGCCGTCAACCAAGCTAACGTTAATGGCCATACCCCTCTGGTGCACGCCTCGTCGAATGGTCACCTGGAGGTGGTGCGCGAGCTCATAGCGGCAGGCGCTGATATCAACAAGGGCGACTATAAAGACCATACCCCTCTGGTATTCGCCTCGACGAAGGGTCAAGCGAAAGTGGTACTCGAGCTGATAAATGCGGGTGCTGATATCAACCAACGCGACATTAGAGGTTGGACCCCTCTGATGTTCGCATCGGAGAATGGTGACGCGGATACAGTGCGCGTGCTTATACTGGCCGGCGCTGATATCAACCTTACAAGGGAAGGTGGCGGTACCGCATTGACCATCGCCTCGTCAAGGTGGGGTGTCGTGGATGTGGTGCGCGAGCTCATAGCGGCGGGCGCCGCGATCGACCAGGGCGACAATAACGATCAGACCCCTCTGATGGTCGCCTCTAAGTGGGGTCGCGTGGATATAGTGAGCGAGCTCATAGGGGCGGGCGCCGCGATCGACCAGGCTAACATAGATGGGAAGACCGCTCTGTACATCGCATCGGATAATGGTCAGGTGGATACAGCGCGGTTGCTGCTGGAGAAGGGCGCCTCGATCGATCAGGCTGAAAATGATGGCCATACTCCTCTGATGATCGCCTCGTCGAAGGGTCACGTGGATGTGGTGCGTGCGCTGATTGAGGCGGGCGCTGCGCTCGCCAAGGCTGCCAATCTTGGATACACGCCGCTGATGATGGCCTCGTTAAATGGTAACGATGGTGTGGTGCGCGAGCTCATAAATGCGGGGGCGTTGGAGACCAAACCAGCAGATACACACAGGGTAATGCGCAATGCAATAAGAATCCAGAACGTTGCCATGATAAAAATGATCGTCAAAAGATTAAACGAAGACGACAAACTGCGTAAAGCGGTTCCTGACAAGAACGCGATACAAAATGAATTGGTTAGTTTTGCCGAATACACCAACAACGACGAACTCCTTGATTATTTGGTAAGCGTGGGAATTACTAACAAGGGTATGCGGAAGATGAGGGAGAAGGATAGGCAGAAAAAAACATTGGCCTCGTCAGTTCCCAAAAAAATACCCACCGAAGTGGTGCGGGAAATTACCAAGTATATGGGCGGCAAGACAAGGACAAAGCGGTAATTTTTATGTCTTAGTTTCTTTGTAGAGAAACCATTTTTTCGTGTAGTATTGTATAGAGACTACACGAAATTTACGAAGGGTGTAAAAAAATAGTTAATTTATTTTGGGATGAATTAATATAACATTTCTAAATCTTCTAATTTCCAATATTCACAACCACCGTTAGTGATCGGTCTCTTGATGATAAAGGGCATTTTCCTTTCTTCCAATTCTTTTTCTGCTATTAAATAACCATCGATAAGAGTTTCTTCTACATTTACAAACGGTTTTGCTCCTGCATTCAATTGTTTTGCTCGTTCGCCCAATACTCGCGCTTTTTCATATTTTGTCAAAAAGGGAACAGTTTTATGAAAAGGATCCATAATTTCGTTATATTCGTTGCGAATCACCTTACTAAGTGTTTCAATTTCTTCGTTTTTGTGTTGTAGTAATTCAGGGTGATGAGTACTGACAATATCAATTTGTGTTGAATTGTCTAATTTTTGCAAGTAGTCCTCTTCCATATCTGAATCATCTTCATACATATCTGTTTCGCCTATCATTTCTTCCTCAAATGCTTGTGCGGCTGCATCTTCCTCACTTAATTGAACATCATCTACATTTTGGGCCTGATCATCATCATCATCATCCACCTCCTGTTCATCTTGCAATGAGACAATATCTTCATCTTCATCTTCGTCATCCACTTCGGTATTTTTTTCTTCATCTTCGTCTATAACGACTTCTTCTTCTGTTTCATCCTCCCGGTTTTTTTCGTCTATATCTAAAGTTATGTTTTCTTTATCCATAATAAAGTATGTATATATAAATTTATGTTATATAATATCTATATATCAATTTTTTACATAATGTTTTCATTTGTTTTCCAAGTAAAATCGCAGGTATTACATAAATACATATATTTTAAATCTTTATCATTAATTCGAATATAAATGATTTCTGCTTGTTTTCCATCACTTTCATTCGTGTTGCATTCTGTATTCGGACATTTTAAATTATGCAAACGAGGTAGAGTTGGGTCCATTTTTGTATATTCATTTATAAGTTGGGTGCCTTTATTATCATCTTGGCGATAAAGTTCTTTTATTACACTGACTCCTTCAGTTGTTGCTAATGTATCCACGTTTTTGCAAAACCGACAATAGTATACTAACTCATTTATGCTATTTTCACCTATTTTAATGTAATACATGTTATCGCATAGTTCGCAAAACTTCATTATATATATATAATAACTATTATTTATACTGATGATAGTTTAAATATTGATTAAATCAATTTTTCAAGGAAACAAAAAATTGATAAAGAAAATCTAATAAAAATATATGTATAGTATACTTATATGCCTCCAAAAAAGGCTGTCAACAATAACCCCATTAATACCACTACGCCAATATCTTCCAAGATGTTAGACAAGTTTTTAGCACAATTTGTGTATGATAAAAATATACACAAGGATGGTCATACCAATACCAAAATTGGTGATAAAAAATTAAAAATATCGGGGGGCACTTGGCGAATTCCAAATGATAGATATTCAGAATTTCTAAATGTTTATTATAACGAGTGTATCGCTAATAAAAAGAAGGTATATTTTACGGAAAAACAGCTTATTGACGAAGGACCAATCGCAATTGATTTAGATTTTAGACACGATGTAAATACTGACGAAAGACAGTATACAATTAACCATATAATAAATTTCATAGAGGTGTATATGTCAAAGATTGAGGAACTTTTTGAGTTAGTAGATGACGACATTGAAATACCTTTGTATGTCTTTGAGAAACCTAAGGTAAATCAACTTGTAGAAAAGAAACTTACAAAAGACGGGCTTCATTTTATAATTGGACTCAATTGCAATCGGTGTATTCAACAAATTATCCGGGAATTTATGTTAGAAGAAATGGAGCATATTTTTGGCGATTTACCTATTATTGATAGCTGGACTTGGGAAAATGTGTATGACGACGGTGTTACAAATGGAACTGTTAATTGGCAATTATACGGTTCTCGAAAACCTGGAAATGACAAGTATGAATTGACGCATGTGTTTATGTTGAACATTGATGTAAATAATCAACAATTTATTCGTTCAGAAATACCCTTAAACGAATTTGATGTTAAAGAAAACATTGATAAACTGAGTGTTCGTTATACAGAACACGATTCGTTAATGATGAACACAAAAGGGGCGACTCTTTATAAAGACTTCAAAATTAAAAATGAGCGAAAAAAAAATGAATTGCAAATTATTCAAACGAATTACGCTTCTCTGCCGACCGACTTTTCATTTGAATCTATATTAAACAATTGTAATTCAAAAGAAAATATCGAGACGTTATATGCAGAATTTTTACAAAATGCTGAAAAACAACGCGAAGATGAAATTCACAAACTATCCAGATTTGTCAATATTTTACCAAGCAAATTTTATGGAAACGGTTCTTATGATAATTGGATTCGCACTTGTTGGGCATTGAAACACTCTTCAATTGAATTTGGAAATCCTTACAAATTATTCATTGTTTGGTTATACTTTAGTTCTAAAGCTGATTCGTTTGACCCGACTACCGGAGTGCAAGAATGTCTTGACAAATGGAATACTGCGAATGTCCTTTCTACCGGACAAATGTATAAAGGAGTGACAAGATATTCAATTTATCATTGGGCAAAAGAATATGCATACGAAGAATATCAAGACATTATGAATTCAAGTATCAGTAAGTTGATTGAAGAAAGTTTATCTTCTGTTGATGGAGACGGCGACTGTAATCTTGCCATTATTATGCGGGCAATTTATAAAGAAGATTTTATTTGTGTTAGTATTACAAAAAATTTGTGGTATATGTGGGATGGACATTATTGGAAGGAGGATGATGGAGGACAAGAGATCCGTTCCCATATCAGTAATGAATTAAAATCCAAATTCTTTGATCGTTCTCTCGAATTAATGCCACGCGCAAACCGAGATGATGATGATGATGACGAAGATAATGAGGATGAAAAACAAAGGAACAAAAATAAACTGATTCGTTGTCATCGGATTATGACAAAATGTGGTAGTTGTACTGGTAAATCAAAAATTCACCGTGAACTTGCAGAAGCGTTTCGAGATAAAGATGGAGAATTTCTAAGTTCTGTTAATCAAAATCCTTATTTATTTGGTTGTAAGAACGGAATCATTGATTTCCAAGAAAAAAAATTTAGACCGGGTCGTCCGGATGATTACATTACTATTATCACACCAATCGACTATGAAGAATTCAATCCGGCGAAACATCAGACAATTCGAAATGAAATTAACGAGTTTTTCAACAAGATTTTTCCGATTAAAGAACTATGTGATTATGCGTGGGAACACTTTGCTTCTTTGCTAATTGGCATCACTCCGGATCAGACATTTAATATTTATATTGGAGAAGGACAAAATGGTAAATCTGTTTTAATGAAACTTCTTCAAAAAGTTCTTGGAAATTATACTAAAGATGTCAGCACTACATTGGTCACAGACAAGAAGATGAAAATGGGCCAAGCTTCCCCTGAATATGCTACTTTCCCTGGACTTCGTTATTTGTGTATGACTGAATCTGACGAAACAGAAGAGATTTACGAAGGTAACATGAAGCAATTAACGGGCGGAGATAAGCTTTCTGCAAGAGGGTTATATGAAAAGAAAATTATAGAATTTGTTCCTCAATTTAAACTGGTATTGGCTTGTAATGTTCTTCCTCCGATTAAAGCAACTGATCACGGCACTTGGAGAAGAATTAGAACAGTTCCTTTCTTATCACTATTTACTGAAAAACCTGTGCAAAATGACAAGAAAAAACCGTATCAATTCAAAGTTGACAAGACAATTGAGCAGCGGTTCGATACTTGGGCACCTGTTCTTCTAACGATGCTTGTAGAAATTGCGTATAGAACAGACGGAAGAGTAAAAGACTGTGATACGGTATTGCAAAAATGCAAAGAATATAGAAACGATAGTGACACTGTGGCCAGATATATAGACGAGCGTATTGTATTAGAGGAAAATGGCGTTATGACGAAAAGTCAACTTACACAAGATTTCAATATTTGGTATGATGAGAACAACAATTCACACGACAAACGCAAGAAACCTACTGCCAAAAAAGTTGCCGAGAATGTATCTAAAATGTTTCACTCACCAAATGGTAATACGTGGACTGGCGTTACATTAAAAGAAGAAAATGAAAATATTGCATTTTCAAGCAACCTGGTATCAAAAGTGGGCCTGGATGAACTATAACAACAACATTTACTATTTTGCTAATAAAATAATAAATAAAATAATAAATAAAATAATAAATAAAATAATAAATAATTTACATATCTTTATCAATCACCACCTCTTTCAATACATTTTTTATTATTTTGTCTTCTTGCGATTCTTTTTCATCATATTCGTTACTTCCTATAGCTGTAATATAATAATTTAATCTTTTCTCCTGTTCTTCTGTATTTTCTATAATTATGTTTTGATTTAATACTGGTGCCATATTTTCATTCTTTTTTGCTACTTTTTTAACAACATTTCTGAGATTAGATTTAGTTATATCCATTTCCCATTTGTCTTCATTTTTTATATATATAACTTGTCTTTTTAAATCTGTGCAATGCAATGGTCTTCTATGTGTTTCTAATTTTTGTATTTTATTAACTACTATATCTGATATGCCCTTTATAAATCCATTTTGACCCGTATTTACATAATCATCTAATGTTACATCGATAGAATTTATAAAATCATCCATTGAAATGGCGTTTTTGCATTTTTCATTTAAAAATACATTTAAATTAAATTTATTGTGACTATGTGTTGTATTATTAATTGTTTTTCCCTCTTTCACCACTTCTAACAGTGTTGTTTGTAGTTGTTGGTTCTCTCTTTGTTGTTGAATAATAGTTTGTTGTTGTTCTTGACTCTCTTTCTGTTGTTTTATTAACAATGTTTTAAATTCCTGGTTTTGTGTTAATAATGTTTTTACAAGATCGGTTGATTCAGTTTTTAAATTATTCGTATTTAATGACATATTTCGATTACATTTTTGTTTATGTTTCCATATCCCAGACTCTGTTTTAAATTTTTTCTTACAATCAGAACATTCTATCTCTTTTATTGGATTTTCATTTCCATTTGTCGCACTTTTATGTTTTATCGTCTGGGTATGTTTATAGAAATCAAATTTTTTGTCAGTATAATAGAGACAACTTGTGCATTCGAATCTTGGCGACTTTTTTATTTCCATTTCTTCTTTTTTGACCGATGGTAACAATCTCTTGTTATTTCCTTCTAAATAATTGCTCGACTTACATTTGAAAGTATTATCATTGTTGTTTTTATTTTTTTTTTGCGACTTTTTTATTTCCATTTCTTACATTTTGGAAATAAAATAAAGTCGCACTTTTGTTTATTTCAACTATTTTTCAAAAAATGAAAAAAAACCATATTTTTAGTTTTTTCAATACAACCATCATAAATGCTATCAATACTAAAAAAATGATGCAACA